TACTGATATAGGAAACGGAACAATGTTATCAGATAAACGAAGGAAACAATGGACCACAGCAGTTTATTACGTAAATTCAAATAACGGTTATACAGAATTTGAAGATGGTACAATTGTTGAGAGCGTAGGTAATAGATTCGCTTCTTTTCCAGCGAATATGATACACAGAGGAACTTCTTGTTCTGATGAGGAATATAGGCTGCTAATTAATTTTAATTATTTCAAATAAAAATTCCTTTTTCAACTTTTTTTAATATATATAATATAGAATGTTTTACAACTGTTTTAAATTTAACAATTAACTAGGAGTTTAATAATGGCTGATAATAAAGAAGTCAAATTTACTGATGAAGAAATGCAATCATTAGCTGATGTTCAAACATCATATCAAAATATTCAGATGAGAATGGGTAATTTAGCAATGCAAAAAATAGCTCATGATAAGCAAGAGGTGGCATTAGGTGACTTAGAAGATACGCTATTATCTGAATTAGAAACACTTCAGAGCAATGAACAAGCATTAGCTCAGACTTTTAATGAAAAGTATGGTGTTGGTCAGTTGGATCCTGCAACAGGTGTTTTCACGCCTCAACCTAAAGTTGATGCCGTTGATGAAAGTGTACCTGCTACAGAATCTAAAGCATAATCTGATAAATCAAATTAACTTTTCATACCTTTGGTGTATATTTATTTTTAGAATTATAGAAATAATTTTATAAAAAATAACCTGGAGAACTCAAATGGCAGAGAGAATAGTATCACCGGGCGTATTTACTCGTGAAAAAGATCTCTCGTTCCTCCCACAAGGCATTGCTGAAATTGGCGCTGCAATTATAGGACCAACCAAAAAAGGTCCTGCATTTGTACCAACAGTAGTAAGTAATTTTAATGCTTTTAAGGAGATGTTCGGGGGCCTTTCTCAAGATTTATATGTCCCATTTACAGTACGCGAATATTTACGTAGTGCTGGTACAGTTACGATTATTAGAGTATTAGGGCTTGGTGGATACAGCGTTGCTTCAATGCATATAGCAGGTCACAAGTCTGGATCAACTGATTATCGTACATATGCAGTATTGGCACCAAGTGCAACAAATTCCAATCCTGCAGGTGGATTTATAGGAGGATATGTTCAAGGAGAAATGAATTCATTTAGTGTGAATTCAGGATCGTTTAGCGTTTCTTGTTCATTCGCACCTGGAAATTCAAATTATATAGAAAATGTATTTAGTAGCAATCCATTAGCAACAAAAGCAAATGGTCAAGAATCACCATTTTATCTATATAAGGTATTCAAGTCAGCTGTAACAGCTCATGAATCAGGATCAGCATTAGTAACAGCATCAATGCAGGACATTAGTTTAGCACAAGATTATCAGAATGCATCTACACCATACGTAACATCTCAAAAAAGTGAAGGTGCAACAGCAGATCTTTTTAAAATAAAGATGAGATCACATGGTGATGATGATACACAAGGAAAATACAAAGCTGCAATATCAAATGTCAAACAAGCTGCTGATGTAGCAGGATCTGATTGGGGAACATTTTCTTTACAAGTTAGAGAAATTGATGAATTAACTAACAAAGAAAGTGATGACACAATTGTAGAACAGTGGGATAATCTTAGCTTAGATCCAGAATCAGCAAATTACTTTGCAAGACGTATTGGTGATAGATATGTTACAATTGATTCCGATGGTAAACTTACTTATAATGGTGATTGGCCAAATATGTCAAAAATCATTTATGTAGAACCACATCCAGATGTTAAAACTGGTGGAGTAAAATCAAATGTACCATTTGGTCATGGAAAGCTTACTAATTCATTTGCAACTGCATCAATAGGTGGCAGCCAATTTGATTGCCCTCCAGCATCTTTTACAATAACACAGCAAAATGGTAATACAGGAGAATTTGATACCACAGCTTTTTATGGTTTTGATTTCTCTTCAGCAGATAATAGAACTTATCTTGCACCAGTAGACACAGCAGCTAAATCATATACTAACGTGACTTTTAGTCTTAGTGACATGTTTGGCCATGCTGATGCAAAGGCAGCTGATTTTGGTGGATCTGCAACATTTGCTACTGGAGCACAGAACCTTGCACTAGGAACATCTAACGTTTCTCAGCATAAGTTTACTGTACCATTTCAAGGTGGTTTTGATGGGTCAAACCCAGCAGACACAAAGAATACAGCAGGAGACATTTCCGGAGTAAATCAACAAGGATTTGATTGTTCAACTTCGACAGCAAGTGGATCTATGGCATATAAGATGGCAATTAATGCTGTAAGCAATCAGGATGAGTTTGATATTAATCTACTCGCTACACCTGGTTTAATCTACACACTACATCCTAATCCAATTAATCATGGTATGGATATGGTTAAAAGTAGAGGCGATGCATTTTACATATTTGATAACTCTGCATGGGGTGATGGAATATCTGCATGTACTAACGCAGTTCAGACATTAGATACAAATTATGCAGCAACTTATTACCCGTGGGTTAAGGTACTTGATGATAGCATCAATCTACCAACCTGGGTTCCACCTTCAGTAGTAATACCGGGTGTGTATGCTCAAAATGATAGAGTAGCACATGAATGGTTTGCTCCTGCAGGTCTTAATCGTGGTGGCTTATCTAATGTTTTAGAAGCAAAAACAAGACTAACACATGCTGAAAGAGATATTCTCTATGAAGGACGTGTTAATCCAATTGCATCATTCCCGGGACAGGGAGTTGTAGTTTTTGGTCAGAAAACATTACAAGCTAAGCCTTCAGCACTTGATCGTATTAATGTACGTAGAATGTTAATTAGGATTAAGAAGTTTATTGCTAGTTCTTCTCGCTACTTATTGTTTGAAAACAATACAGTTGCTACGAGGAATCGCTTCTTAAACATTGTAAATCCTTATTTGGATTCAGTACAATCTAATCAAGGACTAACTTCGTTTAGAGTTGTTATGGATGACAGTAACAATACACCAGACGTTATCGATCGTAATCAGTTGGTTGGTCAGATTTATCTGCAACCTGCACGCTCGGTTGAATTTATTGTATTGGACTTCGTTGTTCAACCAACAGGAGCTAGCTTCCCAGCATAAGCTGAGATCTAAAAATACTTAAAAGCCCAGATTAACTTCTGGGCTTTTTTGTTTTCCTATGTATTTTTTTCTTGTTTAATGATATTTATTATAGATAAAATTGTAACAGGAGAACTAGAATGCCACAATTGATTGATCCTAATGACGTAATGTTTACGCAATTCGAACCAAAGGTTCAGAATCGCTTTATCATGTACATCGAGGGCATTCCAGCTTACACTATTAAGGCCGCAAGTCGTCCAAGTATCGAGTTTGAAGAAGTTGTACTTGATCACATAAACGTAAAGCGGTACATAAAAGGTAAGGGGGAATGGCAAACCATTGATATAACTATGTATGATCCAATTGTACCTTCCGCAGCACAAGCTGTTATGGAATGGATACGATTATCTCACGAATCAGTAACTGGTCGTGATGGATATTCAGATTTTTATAAGAAAAATATTACATTTAATCTACTGGGACCAGTAGGAGACATAATAGAGGAATGGCAACTTGTCGGTGCCTATATTCAATCTGCTACTTTTGGTGACTTAGATTGGGCAACATCCGATCCAGTAGAAATGACTTGCACGCTTAGATACGATTACGCAATACTGCAATTCTAAAATTTCAAACATCATCAGATACATTTGTGGCATTCTGTCTTTGATGATAAAAAATAACAGTTGTAACTAGAATAAACAATAAGGAGTTATAATGGCTGAAAAACAACAGGGTTTCCCTACAGAAGTAGTGGATTTACCTAGTAAGGGTTTATTGTATCCAGAGGGTCATGTACTTAGTGGTGGAACAATAGAAATTAAATACATGACTGCAAAGGAAGAAGACATTCTTACTTCACAAAACTTGATACAAAAAGGAGTTGTGTTAGACGAGCTTCTTAAGTCTCTTATTGCTTCTAAAGTAACATTAGATGAGATTATGATAGGCGATAAAAATGCAATAATGGTTGCATCAAGAATTTTTGGTTACGGAAAGACATACAGCGTTGATACTATATGTCCTGAGTGTGGTGAAACTGAGAAAGATTGTGAATATGATTTGACAACGTTTGATCATAAAAAAGTTGATGAGAAATATTTTAAGAATCAAAATGTATTTGAATATGAACTAGACCAGTCTAAAAGAAAAATAGAGTTTAAATTTATGACTCATAAAGATGAAGCGGATGCTAGTAGAGATATTGCAAAGATGAAGAAAACTATGGGTGGCCGTACAAAAGAAGTTACTACAAGACTAAGAAAACAAATAATTTCTGTTGACGGCAATAAAGAAGCAGCATATATTAATAATTTTATAGAGAATGAATTTTTTGCTATGGATTCTAGGGCTTATAGAGAACATTATGCAAGTCATATGCCAGATATAGATTTTACAACAGTATTCAACTGTGGTTTCTGTGGTGAAGTTTCTGAACTAGAATTACCAATAGCAACAAATTTCTTCTGGCCCTCCCGGTAACCCCCGAATACCGGCCCATTGTACATGAGGGCATATTTAATCTAATTTATTTTAGTGAGGGCGGATTTACATTTAATGATGTATACAATATGCCCATATACTTGCGAAAATTTTACACCAACAAGCTTGTTAAACAAAAGAAATCTGAACAAGAGAAAATAGATAAGGCATCAAAGCGAAAGCGATAAAAACCTTTTTTCCAAATATTTATCAATAGAACACTATTAACTCTCAGGAGATAGACAATGTCTAAAAAAATTGATGAATCATTCTTAAAAGCCTTTGCAGGAAATATGGCAGCTTACGTTGCAGGAAGGGCATTAGCATCCAATGGTGATAGGATTAAACAATCACTCGGAATAGACACAAAAGAGTTTGATGATGTAGATTCTGAAATGGCAGCAGTAAGAAAAGCTCAAGATAAGTTATCTCAAGCATTAGAAAAAAGGTTACAAGGATTACCACCCGAAAGACAAGCAGACATTCTTAAAATGCAAAAGAAACTAGGATTTTAAAACATGCCACAAGGTGATCAAAAAGACTTAAAAGCACGTGTTGCGCTAAAAGAGAAGATACTTAAACTAACTAAAGATCTTCAAAAAGTTGAGGCTGATATAGCAAAGTCTATAGAAACTCAGGGCACGGCATCGGATGATCTTGTCGCAAAACATGAAGCTGCAAAGAAGGCGCTAGATAAATCACAAAAAGATTTCGTTAAAGGTTCTAAAAAAACAGAAGAAGCAACAAAAAGTAATGTAGAGGTAGCTAAGGAATGGGGTGATGCATTAATAGATAAAGTTGGTAAAGCTCAGAAAGATGCAGAAAAAAATCAAAAATCATTATCTAAAAGCTTTAGTGACAGTACTTTAGCTATAGCTGATATGGGAAAGCAAATAATAACAGCTACTCGCGATGAAGGAACAGCAAAGTTACTTGAAGGATTTAATAATGTTAATATGCAAGTTGATCAAATGGTCGAGGGTATAACAGAGTTTTCTGATGATAAAATGGCAGAGTTATTGGAGCAGCAACAAGAGTACAACAAAAAATTAATGACATCTACGAAATTGACTTACAAGCAAAAGGATACCATTGCTAAAATAAGAAATACAACTAAAGATGCAGCTAAAGGAATGTCTGAAGCAGCTGCCAAAGGTGGAAAATTTGCTGAACATTTAACTACCTCTAAGGGCAGAGCAAACATATTGGCAGTAGCAATTTCTGCAGTTGGTGCTGCATTTGAAAAGGTTCTAGGCACAGCTATCAAATTCCAAGAATCTTTAGGAACTAGTTCTAAGAC